TCATCTTGTGGAACAACTATGGGAATGGGGGCTTCTTTTGTGCCGTTCATAAGTCCAAATGTCAAGGACCCACCAACGATAGCCCCACCAATAAGATAACCAATAATTTCAATCATAATTCACCTAGGGGAAGAGTAAAAAAAAGGGGATAGAGTAGAAGATACCCTATCCCCTTGGAGTATTATGGAGGATTAGACAGAAACGGCTACTGTTACGCTAATACCAACAGCACTTTCGACAGTCAAAGCAGAAGTGGAACTATAGACCACATCCAATTCGATTTTGTTACCACTTGCGTCCATTGCTGACACATGAACAAGACGCTTGGAAAGTTCGTGGGTTAATGTGGCGGGAGTATTCGCGGAAAGAGTGATAGAGAACTCTTTTCGTAGGTCTTGAAGACGTAGAGAAAACGCACCATTCGAACCATCATAATTCAGAAGTTCATCCGATTCACTTCCGACAGTTACGGAGCTACGCGCGCGCGCTTGGGTGAAGTACTGGTTTGTTCCTTCGGAAACATTTGATGTACTACCAACAAAAGCAATAACACCATTTGAAACATCCATGGCAGTTCCAGCAGAAAAGACACTACGAACCGAAGAAGTGGAAACGAGCAAATCACCAGAAGCATTGGCATAGCTAAGAAGGTTTCCAGTAGCTGAATCAGCTTGGATACTTGTTCGCGCGCGCGCTTGGGTGAAGTATTGGTTTGTTCCTTCGGAAACATTTGATGTACTACCAACAAAAGCAATAACACCATTTGAAACATCCATGGCAGTTCCAGCAGAAAAGACACTACGAACCGAAGATGTGGAAACGGCCATTTTTCCGGTTCCGCTTACGTATGTAAGAAGGTTTCCAGCTCCAGAATCTGGAGATATGGCCAATCTGGAACGAGCATCTGTATAGTAAAGGTTTGAACCTTCGGATACGTCAGAAGTTGAACCATTGAAAGCGATGGTGTTATTTGTTACATCAATAGCAGTTCCACCCACAAGATTGATGGAAATTGCACCGGTTGCGCTATTGTAAGCAATACCATTTCCAGCGGAAAGAGCGCCACGAGCGCGCGCATCTGTGAAGTATAGGTTTGAACTTCCTTCCCCTACGATGTCACTATCTCCATTAAATGCGAATTGGCCACCGGAAAAGGAAAGCCCAGTTCCAGCAGAAAAGACACCACGAACGGAAGAAGTGGAAACCATCAAATCACCGCTTCCGCTGGCATATGTAAGAAGGTTTCCAGCGCCGGCATCCGCTTGGATGCTGGTTCGTGAACGTGCTTGGGTGAAGTAAAGGTTTGAACTTCCTTCCGCTACAATGTCACTATTTCCATTAAAAGCAAATGTAATTTGACCACTATTTACAGACTTAGAAAGTCCACTTCCAACGGCTACATTGGCGCTTATTTGAGCAGTTCCAGCATTAACAGAAATACCCTCTCCAGCCACAAGAACACTTCCAACTTCAGAAGCGGTTAATGGGCTTTCGATTTGGGTATAGTTTCCAGCGGTTGAACCATTCGCACCCGAAACCATAAATGTTTCTGTTCCATCGCTTGGAGCGGTAAGAATAAGAACATCACCTTCTTTCAATGAAGAAGCGGTTGATGATTCATTGAGAATAAAGTTAGCCAAAGAAGTTTGTGTATTATCAACATGTACATCAGTAATAGCCAGACTATTGATACTGAGTTCTCCATCAGCTACGGAAAGCATCGAGGAAGAACCGGAAGCAATTCCGGAGATAAAAGAAAGACCGGCGATGTCTTGCTTTCTGGTTAGGTCTGCATCTGCGGAAGGGGCGCTTTCACATTTAACGCCACCTTTAAAAATAACTTCGGGATTATAGAAATTCATGGGTGTTTTACTCCATTGGGGGTTGTAAGAATCGTTGTAAGAATCGTCTCATTCTAGCTTAGATAAACAGTTCCAGAGATGGAACTCACAAATGTAATTGTGATTGAATTAGACGAAAAAAGTATATCACCCATTATCTGATTCCCACTCGTATCCACTATCAGAACACGCGGTTTGAAGCTAAAAGAGTGGGAAATTGATACACTGGATTGATTTGTGAAACTTGTTACGGTTTCACTTGTTCCCGTTCCTGGGGAATATATTGGTATGGCCATGGTTCTATCCGGTTGGGCTATTCAAAAATGAAATATATTGCGGCGGTTCCAGATTGGGAAGCTACAAAAATACTTCTTTGCTCTGCGGTTTGTTGGGGATTGTATTGAATAATAGCATCCACGGGATGGGGGAATTCATTTCCTGTCTTGCTACCCCCATCAGTTCCATCGTAAGAAAATACGATTGCTTGGGCTTCTGGTTTGACCGTTACAAGCTTACACCATTTGGGAATCTTGACTTCTAACACAGTTGTGGTAATTGTTGTTACTTTTTTCATTGCTCCACCATTGGACCAATTCAAGGTTGTTAAATCTGTAGCCATTTTATTCTCCTATTTTTTACGTTTATTAGTTTTTGTTCTCATGCCCCGTTTGGGCTTTGTTGTTTTTTTCTTCTTGCCAGCCATTGACAAAACTGTAGCTATGGATTTTAGCTTTTTTCTCTTTGATAATACGCTGGATTTTTTTTTTCGTGTTGCCATTGGGCTTCCCCTCATGAAGATAATACTCCCCATTTATTTGATATGCTGTAATGTTTCTTATCATATTTTAAAACGATTATTTCTTCTTTGGTAGTACTGCTTCTTCAGTTGTTCACGATTTTTTTGATAAAATTCGAAATCTCCACTCGCTTTTTTCCACATATCGCCATTTGTGGCATGGTCTTGGGTTTGTGTCACTCCTTGATTGGTGGAAGGACGGGGCGCGGGTTGGGTGGATGCCGTGGCCATTTGTGGAGTGGATTGGGTGTGTTCCAATCTTTCCCCTAACTCTTGGATTTGGGAAGGAGTGGAGCTTTCTTGTGGGGCTTGGAAGTATGGCTTCAAAACTGTTGGGACTTCTCCACCCTCTTTCATTCCCACCATCCATTCACCCATGGGGATTCTATCCTTCTTGGCTTTGGAATCCATGGCTTTGTTGTATTGCCACTCTACCAAATCCCTAACTTCTGGGTCTGTTATTCCTTGGCTGGCTATCGCTTGATGACGTTCATATCTTTGGTTGGAAACGGCTAGTTCATCCTGGAGGTTTGCAAGCTGGGAAGCCATGGCCTCCGCTCCTTTTACTTTGGAACCCATTTCTTCCAACGTGGCTTCTAGTTCTGAAACCCGTTTCTCTGCGCTTCTCTTGTTCTCTGTTACTTTGGATAGACGTTCACGAACGATTCCATCCACTTCTGTTTTCAAAATATATTCTTGGCCTTCATGCGTAATTGTTTTCATGGTTTTCTCTTTGGTTTGGGGGTTATTGGGGTTGGGTTATGTTCCAAATTCGATTTTTTGTTGACGGATAAGCCTAAGTTTTTCCATCGCTTGTTCTTCCGTGGTAAGTTCTGGATATAGCTTGAACATTGCATCTACTGGTGAAAATAAACCCTTATCGAGAAGAGCAATTATATTTTCTCTTTGGGCTTTCTGTTCACCTTCTGATAACTCTATTGATTCATACGAAATCACATATCCACTTTCTGGGTAATTTGTACCCAATAATCTATTGGATATCATCGCGCTTTTTTCAATGGCTTCAATGTCAGAAACTGAAAATGTAGGTTGAAAACGTTGTTGGGCATCCCGCATAGACTCTTTACTCATTGCGATAGAATAACCGCTTCTTGGGTCGCTTGATACCTTCTGAACACTTGCTGGGTCTATGCCCATCTGGGTAGCCAATCTTCTCTCATAGGTAGTAATAGCGCCCAACATTGTGGCGGGGTCGGACATTCCCGCTTGGAATTGACCTATCAAAGGTTGAGTGGAGCTGTCAGGGTCACCAGTGAAACAAAGAATACTAGAAGGGTCTGTAGATACACTCATTCTTTGGGATGCCATATTGGTGTCCATCGTGTTCAATCCCGCCAATTGTAGCGAAGCCACATAGCGTTGTGGGAATGAAGCATCAAACATTAGATGTTTCAAGTACGTATAATATGTTGATGCCACCATAGAACCCGCCACTACTTCCGATAGTTCATAGGGAGAAAATAGGCTTCCATCTATAGAAGCATGATAGAAAACCCATGGAAGGAATGGATTCCCCTGGGCATCTCGATAAGGATAATTATCCCCACTCATATCTCCACCCAAAAACTCTTTGGTCATTTCTTCGCCAAGTTTCCCATCTGCTTCCACGTGATGAACCGTATACAATGGATTATTTTTGTCTCTCAAATCATAGACATCCGCCGTCCAAAACATTTCACCAGTGGAATCGTTTCTTCGTAGTCGTTGTTCAAAAAGATAATTAGCCTTCATGGGGTCGCCGGCTGGGGCCATTGCAAAAACCATATCAGGGGTAACCGGTCGGAACATGATTTGGTTGGAATCGCTGATATCGACTCTCATCAACATTTCACGAAGACCAATAGTTTTCATTTGTACGCTGGACATCATCTCAAAATAATGACTTTTATCCAAAGCACCATGGGGGCCAATAAAATCCCGCGCTTCATCCGCGCTTTCTCTACGTATTCCCACTGAAGGCTTTCTGCTATACAAAACCGCTAAGGCTTCACATCCTGTTTTGAACACGTTGGAAGAGGTATCCAAAGAACCCCAAATAGCTCTTCTGTCCAAGGCTACTGTGTCAGTTATAAAGTCTTCCAAATCGGAACCCCAATTTCCTTCCAAAAGTCTTCTTCTTCTGGCCGTGGTTTCTGCTCTATCGTTGGATGCCTTATCAGGAAAGATGGGCTTGGCGGGTAATGTCAACATATTAAAATCCTATTTTCGATGAATCGGTATTTTTGAAAATTTGGGGGCGCTATACTTAGAATCAAGGATGGGTACGACTGCATATCTTAGGCTATCTATGGCATGTTTCCACTCAGAAAGACGGTCCATTGCACCCGATTTTTTTAACGTCCATGAAGAAAGAGAACGAATTAATCTTTTACATTTGGGGTGTACAATAAATCTTCCTTGTACCATGGCTTCATGTATAAGTTGGCATCCATAATATACAGACCATCTTGGTTTATGGGCCGTGTGAATTCGGAATGGGCAAGAGTTAGCAGGATAATCCAAGACATGTTCCAAGGCTGAACGAAGAAGAGAATTGGACATTCTCCCACCATGCTTTCCACCACCATGGGGGCGGTCTCCAGTCCATCTATTTATTTGTAAGGGTTCCAACCCATTTCTTCTAATCATTGCTATAATTGCCCGCGCGTGTCTTCGTGCTGTTCCTTGTTCCTTCTCTCCACCACTGGCAAAGTATTCATCCAGAACATGGATTGTTTTATCGTCATCTGATATCGCCACAAGTATAGCACATTGGGCGCTTGGTGTATGGCCGTGGTCAATACCTATAGAAAACTTATATGAACCTACAGGACATGGAGTATCTGATATGTGGGCTTCTCCGAAATGTTCAAATATACGTCCATCCATGGGAACCCCCACATCCCAACTACCTTCCAATCTTGCGCTTCTATCTATTGAAAGATATGTATCGGCGATTCTATCCACGTCTTCTTGTAGCAAGAGAGCTTCCAATGGGCTTCCGTCCAAATCTATGGGGGTTGTGTTCTCCACTGATAACGGGGCATGAATGTCTTTTACTCTTGGCGGTTTGGTTTCTGTCAATTTTTTTAACCACGTTAAATCACCCCCACCAATAGGGGTCATGGTCATAAGCATTCTTCCTCTGTTCCGTAATAATCTTGGAACAAGTTCCCCAAAAAGCGCTTGGGGGCAAGGTTCATCAATCCAGCAAAAATTAATTGTTCCAGATGCCACGCCCAAAGTTCCTTGGTTGGTAGTTTTGAAAAATAACATGCTTCCATTTTTCAACTTGAACCATGGATTCTTGGCACGATACCCGCGCCCTTCTTGGAAATCTGGGGAGTCATCAGCATATTCATTTTTTCCAATCAAGCTATGAATCTTGGCTTGGATAATCTTGGACTGTTCCCAAGAGTGGACGATAGCCCAAACGATTATGGGGGGCTTGATATGGGATAAATCTTTGTATGGGCTATATCCCTTCATCATATATAAACACTCAGCGCTTCCCACATAGGTTTTCCCAAGCTGGTTTCCCGCTCGAAATAAAGTAATGTTTTCTTCTGATTCCAATACTCGCTTTTGGGGGATGGACGGCCTAAAAAAATCTAGGGGGCATTCATCCACCAAATCTTTTAACTCCTTGGTCTTCTTGGCTAGCTTCAAAAGAGAAATCATTTTGTGGCCAATCTCACAATGTTGGAAGTATCCGTTAGTAGTTCATCCATCACCTGTTTCTTGAGAAGTGGGGGAAGAGATTGGATGGCGTCCACAATTTCAATCTTCAGTTGTTGGGCGGTTGAACCATGGGTTTCTTTTGATGCCTCTACAAATGTACGGAGTTCATCATGAAGAGAAAGATGGAGTTTATGAAGAGAACCCAATGTATGTATCACCTTCTCTTCCCGTGCATATTGTATATCTCCTTCTAT